GTTTGTTAGATCGTGCCCGTCAAAAGCATATTAAAGGTTCTTATAACCCAGTTAACAATGTGTTCGATAACATGAACCGTTGGATTACCTATTCCATTGCCAGAGGCATCAACAATAGCCAAGGTCAATATGCGGTTAAGGCTATGCAGCAATACATGGTCGGTTCTATATCACCAAAACCATTACCACCAACAGCAAAAGTGCCTGCAGGTAATCTAGTAGCCGTATGGGAAAATGGTGTTGAAAAACGCTACCGTGTAGAAGACCCTATGTTCGTGCATTATTTTACTGGCGCAAGGGCTGCATATGCTCCATTGATTAACTCATGGGCAGTAACAGGGGTCAACAAGGTGTTTAGGGCTGAGATTATTTTAGACCCTATATTCTCTGCTGGACAGGTAGTCATGGATGGCCTCACTGGTATGTTTACAAGTGGTGTTAAACACTGGTACATGATACCAATACGCGCTATAAAAGAATTTGTTTTAACCATACCTAACTGGAGCAAAACACATAAGGTCCTTCGTGGATACGGTACAGTAGGTGAAACAGACTTTGCATCTGTGTCAAAACGTTTAGCTGAAGAAGCTAAATACGAAGCTAGAGACATGAATACTGCTGAGAAAATAGCTAACACGCTATTAAAGCCACTGCGTTGGATTACCACGGCTTCAGACAATGCGATACGCCAAGCTATATATGAACAAGAAATGGCTGAATCTGGCGATAAAGCAACTGCGCTACGTAAAGCCTTTGAGATTATTAACTTCCGCCGTGCGGGGTACTCATCACTTGTAAATACATTACGACAATCAGTAAACTTTACAGGCGCATACTTGCAGTACATTAATGTGACTTCAAAAGTATTGACCGGTAAAGGTATTACTCCGACGCAAAAGAAACAAACCTATGTACGCTTAGTTAATTCACTAGCAGGTTATGGCTTGTTATCATTCATCATATTTATGAGTGTGAGTGATGACGATGAATATAAAGAGACCGATCAAACTACTCGTGATTTAAGGCAGTTTTTACCTGGCATAACAGAAAAATTAGGTGTATGGCTACCGGTACGCGCTGACCCATTCATGCTTATAGCTAAGATGCTTCCTGAGCATATCTATAATCTTTCTCGTAAAGAGGGTGGTGAAGACTGGACTAAGTTCAAAAAAGCATTTAAGGCTTACATGGCCAGTGCAGCGCTAGGTCCTACCCCAATACCGCAACTACCTAAAGTAGCTCTAGAATCAATGATGAATAAGAGCATAACTACAGGTCGCCCTATTGTAGGTACAGGTATAGAAGGCCGTGCAAACGAACGTGAATTTACAAGCACTACATCAGAGTTTTCTAAAATGCTTGGTAGCACAGGTTTAGTATCGCCCGTTATGGCTGATTACTGGATTAACAACTTAGGTGCGTCTGTTGGTAGGGCATTTATATTCTTGACAAACGCTTTAATGAAAGATAGTGAGGCGCCTCAACCATCAACACGGGATAAGTTAGCATCCTTTGCGCCTAAGTTTATTAAGCGTGAGTTTGGCACCCGTGCTAAAAATGACTTGTATGAACTACGAGATATTGTTGATGAAGCCTATCAAACATATAAAGATGTTGAAAAGATTGGTTCGCAAGCTGAGTACGATAAAACTTACGAAGAAACCATCGATAAAGTAATGGCGAAACCAGGAATTGATATCGCTATTAATCAGCTAGCTCAGATACGTGCTGAAGAACGATTGATACTTGAAAGTCCTCCAGCGGGCATGACTAAACAACAAAAAGAAGATGCTATTAAAAAGCTACGTACAGAAGAACAAGAACTGCTATTCGATATTCAGTATAGACGTGACTTGACTGGCTTAGATAAAGGTAACCCGTTTAGATAAACGCTATAAGCGCCAAACACGAACGCCCTTGATGCCTTCTTCCACAACAATTTTGTGGATATATTCAAACTCTAAGCGCTTAGCCTCGCGTTTGATAGCATCAATGGCGGACTTCGTATCTACCGCAGGGATGAAAATAGAGCAGCCCGGTTGGAAGTCAGGCCACACTATTTGATAATCGGTTCCGTTAGTTAACACTTGTTGGCAAATCCAGTTGTACGTTCACATCAAAACTAGTGCTGTCAATCCACAGGCATCGCACTGCTGGACCGCTCATCTCTAGACCCTTATGCATCGCTTTACTTTCCCCACTCTTGCTAAGTAGCAAGTTGCTGTCTTTCAACCCCTTAACAAAGTCGTTGTACTCAACTTGCACGGAGTGTAAATAAGTCTTGATAATACTGCAAGGGATATATAGCGTTTTAACATCAGGCTCATACCTAACTCGCAAGTCATTTTGAGGCTTGATAATAGGCGCATCGCCAAACCCTGTACGTGCATCAATCTTATTGTTTACGACAAGCGTATTACGTGCTAGGTTCTCATCCAAGAAGTTACCAAGCGTCTCCACAGCATCAAAGTTGTTCTCTTTAATTACATCTTTAAACGTTTTAAACTCTTTGGCTATAGCCTTGAATACAGGTTCAATAGGTATGTTATGTATGCCTAAACGCTTAGCGATGATAGCACCTAGGAATACAGCAGCTAAGTTGGTAGAGAACTTACGATCAGGACCTTTGAAGTTCATCAGCTTATCAATCTTAACCTGCATTTCCTTAAGCTCTTTTTTAACCTTGTCAAGGTTTTGTATCAGGTATTGTGCATATATCTCACAGGCATGACCATAGTTGTCAAATATCTTGCTTAGGATATCATCTACCTCACTCTTAGATAGCACATCATCCATCTCAATGCGTAGCTGAATAAACCTAGCCATCTCACCACTGGCCTTTGCTTTCTTGGCAAACATAACCGTTCTGAAGTCCGTGTTGCTAGAGACTACGCAGATTAAGTTAAACACAGTGTCGTTGTTACGCTCTCTGTTAACTCCGTTACCCATACGGTTTTTACCACGGCCTGACGCAATAAACTTCAAGAAGGTGTGTAGGGCTTCGGGTGTTACATCTGTCATCTCATCCACACCAGCACCTAGGTTCTTCATATAGCCTAAGCGGTTAATGATTGAGTTCTCGGTATCGCCCCAAACGTTAATTAGCTTGGCATCAATATCAGGGTTGCCGTATATACTTGTCATCATCTGCAAGATAGAGGTCTTACCTTGTCCTGCTTCAGGGTTGTACATGTTGATTACGGCAGACTTCTCTTTAGAGTCAAACAACGGCATCAGTAGTGAGCCGAAGCCACAGAAGAAACCGAATGCACGAAGTTCAAGTCCTGGACGTTCATAAAACGATATAGCACTCTTCCATTCTTCGTAAGAACCTTTCTTAACAAGTGTCGGGGTGACTTGGTTCAGTTCTTCTGACACAGGTACATAGGTGACACCGAACGCAGTAATCTCACGATTGCCGATAATGATTTTGTTCTTAGCATCGTTCCAACCGAATTGTTTGTGCATATGCGAAGCACCCTTACTACGTTGACGGTCGTTCAGTGCCGTTCTCATGTACTCAATGATTGCATCTAAAGGCTTGCCACGTTCGAATATACCGATGTTGTTGACAATCTCTCTAGCCTTCTCTGTACTCATTAGGCTAGACACAGGTGCAATAAACTCACGCACACCATCGTTAGGTAAGTGCAGTTTGAACCATGCGCAGTCACCAATAGCTGGGTCATTCAATCGATCGACTAGATAGAAGTCATACTCGTATATTTTCTTACCATCATCGTCATCGTCCTCATAGGCTAGATAGATACCGCCAGCTTTACCACGGAAGTACGGGTATGGGTACTCAGGGATTTGATAGGTCATCAACTCACCCAATGCTTCGCTCTTTGCCTGTATCACGTTGTCAGCGCCACGGGCTTTGGGGACTATCATACCAAGTGAGATAGGCGTGGTGATGGTACCTTTATACTTGCAGTTCTTACAACCCTCAGGGCGTAGTGACTCGAACTGGTCGCAGGTGTGGGGCTTAGGGATCCCAGCTACTTTAGCTTCTATCTTTGCGTGTGAGTATTCGGGGTGCTGCATAGATATCTTGTGTATCGCGATGTCGCGGTCTTCACAGAACGCAGCGATGGATAGAGCTGACCGCCATAGTGGTTCGGATATCTCTTTCTGCTTCATAACGATGTGCTGTAGTTGTGCGCAGCCATCACCGTTTATTGTGCGGTTCATTATCTTCTTGAACTGCGCTACCTTCTCAAACTTCTTATTGTTGTTAACTTCGTGCTTAGGTTTAGAACTATTGGAACCTACGTGTATAGGGATAAGCCTTGCTAGCTCATCAAACGAGGTATGCTCCCCTGTCACCAGTACAACTACAGGTAAAGGGTTTTTCACATCTTTATAGTTCTTCGTGTTAGGCACACGGAGTATACGGGCAGCGTCAGCAGTACAAGCACCATCGGCATGTAGACCATGCTTGATGCATAGAAACTTGAGGCCCTCTGCAATTGGATGCCACACCTCTCTAGCTACAGGCACAGCGAATGTCCAATAGCAGTGGATGCCACGGCCTGAGTCTACAATGGTCGGTTCAGGTAGCTGGGTAGCATCGGTGAATGCGCGTAGGGCGACTAGTGCTGCATCTTTGGTCTTGTAGTCTTTGAACTGGTTTTTCTTCTCATCAAAACCACAATCAATATCTAACCACAGAGCCTTCTCTTCTTTAGCATTATTCTTGGTGCGCTCTGTAGGGTACTTGTATGTAGAGCAGGCAAAATACACATCGTATTTATCTGCTAATAGTTTCTCTGAAGCTGCGGTCGCTTCTTCAATAGTGTTTACAAACTTGGGAGATATATTGTTTTGTTGGTCTTTTCCAACTACGCAATAGACGCCTTCGGCCGGCCATATGTGCCGTAAAAATTCTGATGTTTGCATTGTATCTCTCACAACGTTTAGGGGTGGGGCGACAAACAAGATGTTCGTTTAAGCGCGACAGCCTCAGTGTGCGCCCCCAAAACTTTATTCTGCTGATAACTTATCTATTAGATTTGTTATAGCTACTGTCTTTGACCGGAGTGGTTTTGCTTTGCCGGAAATCCAATCATAGACTGTCTGCCGAGAAACTTCAAGCTCAACAGCAACTTTACTAACAGGGTACTTTTTACTAATCAGCAAGGCACCAAGCGTAACCCCTAATCCGGGGTCAGCGCTTTGGTTAGCCTCAATTACAATCTGTGAATAACCTCTCACTGTCGCTCTCCTTATGTCCAATCAGCAACTAAGTCATCTAGGCTTACATCACCTGAATCTACTTTAGCTGGTGGTGGTGCTGGTGGGGTAGGAGCTGGTTTAGCTTCTGCTGCTGAACGTTTAACTGGCTCAGGGATAGCTTCTTCTACAGGCTCTTCAACGATTGGTTGACGTGTAGCTGGGCGAGGCGCTGCTTGAGGAACTGGAGCAAACTCTTCACCATGCTCATCACGATCCGTAGCAACAGACAAGGTGATCGCACGTACTGCCTCTTCTTCTTGCGTACGGGCACGACAGGTATCAAACTCATCATCTGATAAACGAGCCACTGCTTTGAAGCCGATGTTAGATGTATCTTCACCTACAATCATGCGTGATACAACTGAACCTAGACCTTCGCCATTAGCTACTAAATAGTCACGGTACTCGTGGAACGGACGGCGGTCGTTGTTACCATTACCGAACACAGATGTAGCAGACAACTTAACGCGGTAGATATCACCATGCAAATCATCAGCCAATACTACTGCGATGTAGCGGTGGAAACGGCAAGCCTTAGTTTTGCCTGGACCTGAACCAGCGATGTTTTGTGGGCAGTCAGAACATTTGTCCGCTTGCTTTTCACGTGATTGTGGGTCAGGTGTTTGGCTGTCATGACTCCAGCATTTAGGCGGTGTACGCTTCTGTGCTTTAGGGTCAAACGTCTCTGCATAAAACATACGGTTAACCGATGGTGCAGCATTAACAATGACTACATCAATGAAGCCTTGGTCAGTCTTGCTAATCTCTTTACCATTCACCATCAAACGGAACTTGTTGTTTACGATGGTAATGCTTTTTGATGTGATAGAAGAACCACCAACGTTACTGGTGAAACCATCATCACGACGGTTACGTACTGCTACTGCGCCGCCTTGTTGGAAAATATCTAGTTCTGTACTCATTCTGATTGCTCCTTGCTTTTACGGATTGAAATAACATACTCATTCATCGGTGATAAACCTGCTGGACACTTGTCAGGATTAGCATCTAGAAACTCTTTAATATTGGTACTTGATAGGCGCTTGTGTAAGAACTCAGGTACATCGTTCTCTTTAATAAACGCATACAATGCAGGCCAGTTGTTGGTAATGTAGCTGGTCTTTACTGTACGTGATAACGTGCCTATCTTTGTTTTAAGACTGCTTACGTTTAGTGACTTGCATGCTTCATGTAAAGCAAACTGTATTTGGTCACGCTTCTGCTTAATATCGCTAATCTGACTTTCAAGTTCAGCCATCTTCTCACGCATATTAATATCAGCTTGCATAAGCTTTTCAAGGTTGATTTCATCTAATTCCATACACCCTCCTTTTCAAATTAGAACTAGTAGTATACCACAACTATTTACTTTGTCAAGCCTCTACTTCTTCTCTGTATAGGTCAACCAGCTTGGTGTGGGTATCTATTTTATTTTGAAGCATGGCGTAAATCTTTTTCTCAACGGGGGAGCCCTGTAGGTGGACTACGGTCATCGGGTTTCGCTGACCAGCGCGATCGACCCTAGCGCAGCATTGTATGTAGGTTTCCACCGACATCACTGGTGACCAAAACACCACTACGTTCGCAGCGTGTAACGTAACGCCATGTGACGCAGCTTGCGGTTGGATAACCAATACTTGTGGGTCTTTGTTCTCTTGGAAGTCTTTGAATATCTGCGACCGCTTGGTCATGTTGATATCACCATGTATGGCTTCACACGGTATCTTGTCCTTATTCAACTCGGACATAATCTTGTCTATACTATGTCTAAACGGACAGAATATGAGAACTTTGTGACTGGCCTCATTGATAATCTCTTTGAGCGCAGTCATGCGGTTACTCATGTCGAACTCGATAATCTCACGGGAATCAGCGTATATAGCACCACTAGATACCTGTAACAACTTCGTGAGCATAACCCCAGCGTTCACTGCGGTAACGTCTTCCCCAGCAGCCTCAATGAAGAACTCTTTCTTAAGCTTTTTGTAATACTTGTCTTGCTGTGCTGTAAGAGGTATGTCACGCGTTTGATACATGACGTCAGGTAAGTCTAGGCAATCGGCCTTGGTGTATCGTATCGCTGGCTGCAATGTTTTAAACACAATGTCTTGTGCGTTGAACCTAGGTATCCATGTGAACTGGCTTATCTTCTGCATCACCATGTCTTTGAATGTGCCAGCGTATTTAGGCACGGATGCTGGGTTGACTAGTTTAGCCAAGCCATAGGCATCGGCTGGTGATTGAGATGCTGGCGTACCTGTCATCATCCACAGCCATGTGTCAGGTTGTAGCACCCTGTTGAGTGCCTTCCATCTACGGGTTGTAACTGTCTTAACATAGTTAGCTTCGTCAACCACTATCAAGTCGAAGTTGCCTGCTTTGATTTCCTTCTCAACGATCTCGACACCATCGTAGTTGATGATGACCACTTCTGCGGTACCCTTGACTATCTCCTTACGCTTCTCTGCGGTGCCGTAAGCTACGGCTACTGTTCGATGCATCGCTGTCTTAAAGAAGTCTGACTGCCATGCTGCTTGCATAATAGATAAGGGGCATACCACTAGCATACGCTTAATCTTACCTTTGTTCATCAGGTAGTCGGCAGCCCAAATAACCGCAGAGGTCTTGCCTGTCCCTGCTTCAGATAGGCAGTAAGCCCTAGGGTTGGCAGATAAGAATTGAGCGGTGGTCTTTTGATGGTCAAACGGCGTGTGTACACCGGGCCATTTGTATTCTTTTGTTATGGGTGATGGGGCATTCTTAATGCGCATTGATGACAAGGCTAGCACCTCGTCCAGCTCCCAGTTAACAATCACTTGGGTAATGCCGTTATCGTAGGCCTTAACAATCTTACTCTTGGGTATCTTGTCAAGGATTAACTCAGGACGGCGAGTGTTTACTATTAAGGCTTTGTCTTTATAGATTTCCATGTGTAAGTCACTTATCATGTGTTTAAGATGCGGGTTACTTAGTATACATGGTTTTTTGGAAATGTAAAGAAAATAGGCTGACCACGGAGAGATGTGTGGCCAGCCTATTTAACCCGTCTCGTGGGTGTTCGGTTAATACCTAGGTATGAGTAAACTTCGAAAGGACTTCCTATTATTAACTGACATGGTTAACGCACTCATGCCTTGCGGACCGTCTGTTACTTTTTAGGTGTGTTTTTCTTCACACTATTATCAGCGTTTCGGCTGAAGCTACTGTTCTTACTTTTTGATCGGATGCGAGTGTTTGATTTGTCGTTGCTGCCTCCTTTGGATAGTGGAATAATGTGGTCAATCTCTTTACCATCACCTTTCTTAACACGTCCATCCCGTATAGCTTCACGCCTTGCTTTATTACGTGCAACACGTTTAGCTATTTGGTCGGGCTTACTTTTATACAGCTCGTTTTCTCTTTGGTAATCTCTAGCCATCTATTTTCCCCAATGTTGGCAACTTTGTACTGGGCAAAACCGTTTACACGCAAAGTTAGGAGCGGCGTTAAATACGTTGGTATCATAAGCTGTCTCTAACCGTTTGATTAGGGTATCCCATTCGCCTATCATATCATCGAAGTTATCCATTTTATAGTCTTCTTTTAATATTTCTTTGCTGACTAAAAACACTAAGCCTGACTTGATTACCTCTACCTCGGGAAAGTGTTTAAACACTGCTGCACCTAATAGAGATAACTGACGAGTGTC